CCCCCCCCGGGGGGGTTTAGGAAGGGGGGGCAGAGCCCCCCCTTGCTATCGCAAACCCTCCCAACCCATATAATATCTTATCCACAATAACATCGTTGTTTATGCATCTTCCCACCACACCTTAATCGAACCATTTATGAACCCTGGATTCGGTGAAGCTGTTGAGTCTGAGACGCAGCTCATTATAAGCTGCTTGTCCCATGTATTCACCGTGTCGTCGCTGTATGTAATCGTGAGGTTCTTGAACCTCTTCGTGAATGTCCATCTCCTCAGCGCCGGCATATAGCCAGTGCTATCGCGCCCATCGGACTTGAGCGCAATTAACTTGTCGTAGTAGATCTTCCCTAAGTATGGAGTATTCTCCCTATCCATCGTAGAGGATAGCCCTATAGCCTGCACGGTAAAGGGTGTCGATGTCGCACCTTTGTACCATGTAGCTATGCAGATCCGGAAGAGATTGTACTTGTCGTCGGCCACGATGTTCGACTGGCCTCCAGCTAGAACGCAGTTGCTGAACCGGATCTTCGTTATGCGGAGCTTGCGCCCGACCCTAGTGAGACCTGTTGTTCCCTGGGCGGGATTGCAAAACAGAGTCTCCACAGGAGTCGTAGACACAGCAGCGAAAGTACTGCTAACGAGAGCAGTATAGTACTTCTTCTCGGTGCGTCGGCTAATAGCCCTTTTGACGAAGCGTTTAACCTTCCGCGCAACACGTCGAGAACCGTGTTTGCGAAAGCGCCGACGAAAGGAGCGTTTGCGGTATGCCATTTGCAATGCAGTTTATTTATGAACTTCAAAGTCCAATGTTTGTCCACTGCTCAGGAGGCTGCCCTAATTCACTAATCCAGAAGCAACGTCCCGTTATCCTCCGGCGGAATGCTTGGAGATGCACATCCGGTATACTCGGGTCGTTGTACCACTCTACCGGCGAAGAGTTCGCCGAGAGCACCACATGCGTCCACTCTGCGTATTTGTTTTGGTAGCGGCAGCACAGTGGCAGCCTCCATTTGTCCAGAGCTTTCTTCATGAAGTCGATGTCCCACATCTTCCAGTTGAATTCGTCGAAGAAGATCGTACGCTGAGATGAATACTGGTCCCAAGGGTGGTTGCCCGGTGTAACGGAGTAGCAGTCCGGGTATTGCCCCATTACCCGTGTCGTCTTGCCTGTCCCAGTAGGCCCGCACAGTACGGTTACCATTACTTCGCGCTGCGATGGAGGAGGGGGTTTAATAAGGTTAGCATAAGCCTCTAGCCCTTTATGGTAGCGGATGAAGTCCGATGGATGTGCGTTAGCCACCTCCAACATCGGACGTCCAGCCGTTAGCATATCGGCACAGTTCTCTAGATCCGTACGTTTTCCCTGCTTCCCGGCAGTGGCGTCGAATGTGCCGTGTTCGTCTCCAGCCTGAATGCGAGACTCCTCCTTGGTGCAGTAGTCCTTGCATGCCTTCTCGTCTCCCTTGCAGACCTCCACGTGCGCGTCTTCCCTGCCCAGCATCTTCTTCACGGTAACCATGTACTTGCGTCCCTGGAAGCGGATGTAGACGTGGACATGAATGCGTCCAGTCTCGGGGCAGCGTTCCCTCTGCCATACCATGTACTCCATGTCCGCTGGCTTCCACTCGGGTATCCAGCGGTCGTCGAAGACGGTAGCCATCCAGCGGTTCGATCTCGGTCCAGACATAGTTCGACTCTTTGAAGTAAACTTAATTGTGAAAATGCCACGTCAAATCAGCCGTATTTAAATGCCCTATTTCGGGCGGTTACCAACACGTGGCATTCAATTGTGTGCTACATGAATATCTTCAATATCTATTCGTAGCCAACTTCTTAGACAGAAGTGAGCGAGGGTAATACTATCCCTCGCTCACCTGTCTAACCCTATACATCTTATATACATCTTCTTGGACCCTATAGACGGGGTACACACTGGTACCCCTATTCATGTCTTATAATGCTATTCAGCCGGGTGTTTATTCTCCCGGGGGGGGGCCTCCCGCCCCCCCCTCTCAACCCCCCCCGGGGGGGTTTAGGAAGGGGGGGCAGAGCCCCCCCTTGCTATCGCAAACCCTCCCAACCCATATAATATCTTATCCACAATAACATCGTTGTTTATGCATCTTCCCACCACACC